GTGGTGATGGGGAACATCTCCAAGGAGTCCGCTCCGGGTCCGAAGACCACCGGGATCAAGCAGCGTGGGTCCGGTGCCGCTACGCGGGGCTTCATGTCTCGCGGGCCGATGGCGTGAGGTACTGATCGTGGCATTGACGTATGCGCAGCTTCAGACTGCCGTCGAGGATAGTACTGAGAATACGTTCTCTTCGACAGACTTTGCCACGCTCACGCAGTTGGCAGAGCAGCGCATCTACAACTCGGTGCAGCTTCCTGCGCTTCGCAAGAACGTCACGGGCACGCTGACCAGCGGGAATCAGTACCTCTCGGCACCGACAGATTTCCTGTCTGTCTTCAGCATCGCAGTCATTGACGCTCTGGGGAACTACGAGTACCTGCTGAACAAGGATGTGAACTTCATCCGCTCGGCGTTTCCAAATCCCAGCACGACTGGAACCCCAAAGTACTACGCGCTGTTCGGCCCTGACTCGTCAAATTTAACGGAGTTGACCTTCATCCTTGGTCCTACTCCTTCTGCTGGGTTGACGGCAGAACTGCACTACTTCTACTACCCGGTGAGCATTGTGACTGCGGGTACGTCTTGGCTGGGTGACAACTTTGACTCCGCGCTGTTCAACGCGGTGATGGTCGAAGCGGCCCGGTTCATGAAGCAAGAGCAAGACATCGTGCAGATGATGGACAAGGAATACGCCCAATCGCTGGTTCTGCTGAAGAACCTTGGCGATGGCAAGCAGCGACAGGACGCCTACAGAAGTGGGCAAGTCAGGACAAAGGTGGTCTAAATGGCCCTGGTGCAGACGATGTGTTCTTCGTTCAAGCAGGAGTCATGGCTGGCTATCCACGACTTGGACACTGATGTGCTGAAGATGGCGCTCTATACGAGCGATGCCTCCCTTGGCGCGGACACTACGGTTTACACAACTTCAAGTGAGGTTGTCGGTACAGGCTACACCGCTGGGGGCGAGATCCTTGCCAATGTTCAAGTACTGCTCTCTGGCACAACGGCCTACGTCACGTTTGACAACCCTGCATGGGTTGGCGCAGGCTTTACGGCCCGTGGTGCGCTGATCTACAACACATCCAAAGCCAACCGCGCTATTGCCGTGCTAGATTTTGGCTCGGACAAAACAGCCAACCCTTTCATTGTGCAACTGCCAGCACCTTCCGCCACCACGGCGCTTCTTCGGTTTAGTTAAGGAACACCCATGTCCAACGAAAACGCAAAATCCCAAGACCTTGTGGCAAGCGCCCTGTCTACCGCCAAACGCACTACTGATGCCGCCAAGGCCGGTGGTGTATACCGCATGGAGTGCGTCGGTGCAGACGGTCAAGTCAAGTGGGTCGCTGAGTGTCCGAACCTCGTGGTGAACGTAGGTCTAAAGGACATGAACGACAAGTACTTCAGTGGTAGTTCCTACACGGCCACTTGGTATCTTGGGCTTTACGGTGCTGGGGCATCTAACACCCCTGCCGCTGGTGACACGGCTGCATCCCACGCAGGTTGGACGGAAGTTGTTCCCTACAGTAATGCCACTCGCCCACAAGCCACATTTGGCGCTGCTACCACCGCAGACCCCTCAGTGATTAGCAACTCCGCTTCCCCTGCAGCGTTCTCTATCAATGCCACGGCCACGGTTGGTGGGGCGTTTTTGATCAGCAACAGCACGAAGAGCGGCACCACCGGGATTTTGTTCTCGGCGTCGGACTTCCAGTCTCCAGGGGACCGTGCAGTGGTTTCTGGTGACACACTGAACGTCACGTACACGTTTAACCTCGATGCTGTTTAAGGAGTAGAACATGGCTTTCAAAAAAGGTGACGTTGTAGCGCTCAAGGCGGTTGTGCCCACGGGACCGATTCTGTCGATGCGTATGAACGAAGACGGCGAGGTTTCCTGCCTCGTTGAGTGGCAAGATCTGGAAGGCGATACCCAGCAGCGTTGGTTCAAGGCCGACGAATTGCAAGCTGCGGAGTCCTGATGAATGTCCAATGGGGGCTGGGGCTCTGGCTCCTGGGGGCAGGTTGGCTGGGGACTGTCGGTATTTGATACCGCCGTTTCTGAAACAGCTAACGCCTCTGACACTGCCTCAAGAACAGGGACATTAAATTCAGCAGCGTCTGAGACTGCTACTGCCGCTGACACGGTCAGTTCGCTACGCACATTACCTGCCGCAGTCTCAGAAACAACCACTGCACTAGACACGGTCAGTGCGACAGAGACGCTACCTGCGGCGGTCTCTGAGTCTTCTACAGCCGCCGATACAGCCAGCACTAATCAGGTCTTCGATGCACAGATTGGTGCGGCGGGCTGGGGCATTGGTGGCTGGGGTGATTACGGTTGGGGCGGCTTAAACGATACAGGCGCTACAGCATCGGACTCAATTTCTGCTGGGCTGGCTTTCTTTGCTTCCTCCGCTGAAACCGCCACCGCTTCTGATACCACAAGCTCCGCTCCCACATTTAGCTCGGCGGTCTCAGAGACAGCAAATACTACAGACAGCGTAAATGCTTCGCAAACCTTTGTTTCAGGGATCTCTGAAACAGCGAACGCCTCAGACAATGTCAGTTCTGCGCAGGTATTTGGAACAGCAGTCTCCGAGACGGCAACTGCTTCCGACAGCGTAAGTGCGCTTAGAACGCTTGCGACATCGGTCTCTGAAACAGCCACTGCGACGGACAGCACCAGTGCTGCGCAGACATTTGGTACGTCCGTTTCTGAAACAGCGAACGCCTCAGACAGCGTTAGTTCTGCGCAGACGTTTAGTACATCACTTTCTGAAACCGTTTCCGCATCTGATAGCGTCAGTGCGCTGCGTACACTTGCTACGTCTGTTTCTGAGTCGGCTACAGCAGCGGACATTGTCAGCGCGGGGCTAGTAATTCCGTCAGCTATCACAGAAACCGCCACTTCACTAGATGCGTTTAGTTCTATTCAAGCGTTTGGCGCGGCTGTTTCTGAAACCGCAAATGCTTCAGATAGCATCAGTGCATTACGCACACTGCCTACAAGCATTTCTGAGTCTGCAACCGCGCTTGACGCCGTTAGCGCAAACCAGACGTTTGCTACCAATGTCTCCGAGACGACCACGGCGGCTGACGCACTCAGCGCCGCTCAAGCATTTACATCTTTGGTTTCTGAGACGGTCACCGCGCTTGATACCGTTAGCGCGTTGCGCACGCTCCCGGCTGCAGTTTCTGAAACTGCTACAGCCACTGACAGCGTTAGTTCAGTACCAGCGTTCACATCATCGGTCTCCGAGACGGCCACCGCACTTGACAGTATCAGCGCACTGCGAACACTTGCGCCGTCAATTTCGGAAACGGCTACCGCCGCTGACAGTGTAAGTGCGCTTAGAACACTTGTTGCCGCCGCTTCAGAAACAGTCACCGCTGCGGATTCTGTAAGTGCTAGGTACACAATATCTAGCGCCGTTTCTGAAACATCCACCGCAGTAGATACGACAGCATCCTCGCTTGTGTTTAGCAGCACCATTGCAGAAAATGTCACTGCATTGGATGCGGTATCTGCAAGAGCCGTATTTGGTGCCACCACTTCAGAAACCGCAACTGCTCTGGATAGTGCCAGTTCTGCTCAGACGTTTATTACTGCGGTCTCTGAAACGGCCACAGCACTTGATTCTGTCAATCAAGGGCAGATATTCACGAACACCGTAAGCGAGACAGCAACAGCGGCAGACGCGGTCAGCGCAACAAGAAGTCTTGCAGCTTCCAGCAACGAAAACGCAACTGCGCTAGATACGGTTGCTTCCTCGGTTGTTCTGTTGTCTACCATAGTGGAAATAGGCACGGCGCAAGATGTTGCAACAAACACTGCGGTCATGTACGCCGATGTTTCCGAGACTACACAAGCAGAAGATCTTTACACAGCAGGCCGTCTGTTCCTTGCAGACTTGATAGAGCAGGTAAGTGCGCTCGATGCATTTTTTGCTCGGCTGCGGTGGCAAGTCATTGTTGATACGCAGAGCCCAGACTGGCAGGACATCGCAGATCAACAGGGCGCTGGCTGGCAGGTTATTCCCGACGCGCAAACTCCAGGGTGGCAAGCAGCTTCAACGGTTCCTAGCGCCACATGGAGCCCTGTTGCTACAGCACAGCCTAACGGGTGGACGCCAGTGGGGACCGCGCAGTCCAGTGGATGGCAACCAGCGCCCTCGTCGCCGGGGCAGACATGGCAAAATACCCCAGTCGCTGCGGCCACGTTGTGGCCCGCAGTCAATAACACAACGCTTGACCTTTGGCAAGCGGTAGGCGATGATCCCGCT